ATTACAAAGTCAGATGCCAGATTTCAGTGCAATGTTTAGTAGTATGACTGTAGATATGCCAAATTTTACAGATATATTTGCAGAAAAGTTTCCTGAAATGTCAGAGATGGAATCATTAATACCAGACATGTCTAGTCTATTCACAGCCGGTTTACCTAAAACTGAAGACATAGAGCAGGCAATGCCTGATTTTGATGTGCTGACTAGTGAGCTAGCATCTATAAGTCCAATGTCTGCATTTGAAAACATCAATCCTCCCACTAATGACAATGCCGCAGAGAACTCAAAGTTTGATATTAATTATGATGCTTTTGGTGCAGAAATAGCCAAATCAGTAGCATCACCAGCGGCCCTGTCAGCAGAAGAAAAACAAAGTATGATGACTAGAGCGCAACCTGAAGAGGCCTCAGGTGCTACTCTAAATGATCTTAAAGACCAATTAGTTCAGTTAAATACTAACATACTTGAACTCATAGCGCATTCTGCCACATCTGCTGAAAATACAGGTATGGCAGTGAGAGCAACTAGAGATCTAAACGGAAACTTATTCTCATAATATGTCTTGGAAAAAATACTTTACACCAGTTCCAGTTGGAGGAGGAAACTCTAACTTCTCACCCGTTGGGAGTTCTGGTAATCCAGGACCAGCTCGCGCCAACTACGCCAGTTATTTGCCAGATGTCTACACAGGTAGTCCAAATAGATTAGAAAGATATCAGCAATACGAAACAATGGATAGTGATCCAGAAATTAATGCGGCACTGGACATTCTTGCTGAATTCTGCACACAAAAGATCAAAGATGGACAAAGTGCATTTAATATAAGTTGGAAGCATAAAGCAACTAACAGTGAAGTTCGTATACTAAGCGAGTATCTACAGCACTGGAGTAAATTACAAAACTTTGAAACTAGAATTTTTCGTATTGTACGAAACGTGTTTAAGTTTGGTGATACTTTTTTCATTCGCGACCCAGAAAATCAAAAATGGGTTTATGTAGATCCGGGCAAAGTTATTAAGATTATTGTCAATGAAAGTGACGGCAAAAAGCCAGAACAATACATTATTAAAGATGTAAATCCAAACTTTCAAGACCTAATAGTTACACAAATTACTACCAGTATTAAAAGTGGAAATCCCGGTGGCGGGCAAGGCGGCAGCAATTATGTATCAGGCGGAGCAGCCAATAGAGGCGCTGTAGGTGCATACCCACAAGCCAACTCTACTCGCTTTGGAATGGATCAAGGTGAGTATGCAATTGACTCAAAACACGTCATACATATTAGTTTAAGTGAAGGCCTAGACAATAACTTTCCCTTTGGAAATAGTTTATTAGAAAACGTTTTTAAAGTCTACAAGCAAAAAGAACTGCTTGAAGATGCTATCTTAATCTATCGTATACAACGTGCTCCTGAACGCAGAGTATTCCATATTGACGTGGGTAATATGCCAAGTCACATGGCCATGGCCTTTGTAGAGCGTGTTAAGAATGAAATCCATCAAAGACGTATTCCTAGCCAAACAGGTGGCGGTGCAAATGTTATTGATTCAGCTTACAATCCATTAAGTATCAACGAAGATTACTTCTTTCCGCAGACAGCAGAAGGTCGTGGCAGCAAAGTTGAAACACTTCCGGGTGGTACAAATCTAGGTGAAATTGACGATTTAAAGTACTTTACTAACAAGTTATTCCGTGGCTTACGTATACCAAGTAGCTACTTACCAACAGGTGCAGATGACTCGCAAGCGTCATTTAATGACGGGCGTGTGGGTACTGCATACATTCAAGAACTGCGTTTTAACAAGTATTGCGAACGTTTACAAAGTTTAATTCAAGGAATTTTTGATCAAGAATTTAAACTTTACATGTACTCTAGAGGCGTAAACATTGACAGTAATCTGTTTGAATTACGTTTTAATCCACCATTAAACTTTGCAAGTAGTCGCCAAGCAGCCGTTGATTCTGAACGTATTAACACGTTTAACACAGTACAAGCACTGCCTTTTATCAGTAAACGATTTGCGCTTAAGAGATACTTAGGATTAACCGACGAAGAGATTGCAGAAAATGAACGTATGTGGGGCGAAGAACAAGGCAAAGGCCAACCAACACATACTGACGCTGCCGGCGAATTACGTTCAGCAGGACTAAGTGCCGCAGGCATTGAAGGTGATCTAAGTGGCATGGAAGACCTTACAGGTCCAGATGATATGGCACCAGAAGAACCAGGTGCAATGTCTGCAACACCAACACCTCCAGCTGGTCCAGCTACACCGCCCGCAGGCTAAATATTAATATGATACTGCGAGAACTCTTTTACATTGATCCCGACACGCGAAAAGTTTCTAACGATCTTCGTTATGATGCTAGTCGCGATTCTGATCAGCTGGTTAGATCAGATACTCGCAAAACTAGACTTACTTTAAAAATGATTAATCAATTACGTAAATCTAGTGAAGCACATTTTTTAGAACAGGAGAGTGAATTAGAATTTATAAATTCTATGTATGCTACTCCAGTAGCCCCTCCTGCAGCCTAAAAAATTTAAAAAACACCTATTTTTTAGGTATATCTACGCTGTTTTTTAACATTAGCGTAAATATACTACAGCCTTGTAACTAATAAACACAGGAGAATCACATGACTGATCGTAAAAAATTCGAGCAGATGCTCGAGCTTCTAATCAATGAAGAAACCGAAAAAGCAAAAGAACTATTCCACGACATCGTCGTAGAAAAGTCACGCGAAATTTATGAAAGCCTTTTAGAGTCAGACTTCGATCAAGAAGAGACAACTGAAGGAATGGAAGAAGAAGAACCTACTGATGAAAGTATGGAAGAACTTCCAACTGAAGCCGCTGATGATGAAGAAGACAGCGAAGAGCCAGAAATGGGCGGAGACGACATGGGCGGAGACGACATGGGCGGAGACGACATGGGCGATGATATGAGTGACGACGAGCAGACAGATCGTATTTTAGATCTAGAAGATGCTCTAGAAGAACTCAAAGCAGAATTTGAAGAACTGATGGCCGGTGGCGACATGGATGACATGGGCGACGAAGGCGATGAGTTTGGCGGAGACATTGGTGGTGATGCTACTGATGACTTCATGGGTGATATTGAAGCTGACCCTAAAGTAGACGAGTTTGCTTTTGAAGAAGCAGAAGACGAAGATGATGACGTAGAAGAATCAATGATTCGTGAATACGTTGAAAAAGTTGCTACAGCTAAAATGGGCGATAACGGCGCTAACGCTAAGTCTATTGTAGCAGGCAAGAACGATATGGGCGGCACAACTGCTAATATCGTAAAAGGTGCTGATGGCGGTAAAGGCGGTACACAAGGCGGTTTAGCAAATCCTTCTACTAAAGAAGACAATGCAGGCAACGTTAATGTGCCAGGTGCTAAGTCAGCAACAAAGCTAAAGTCAGTTCCAAAAGGTCACGGCGCAGAGAAGAAAGGCACCGGAGACAATGGAGCTAACTCAAAGAGCTTGATTGGATCAAGAAAGTAAGATGAGAAATCATCTCCGAGAAAACCTAAGCTTCACTGAAGCGAAGATTGTTGTCGAGTCTGACGACAAGGATGGAAAAAGCCTGTATATGAGTGGTATTTGTATACAGGGCGGTATCCGCAACGCTAACCAGCGTGTATATCCTGTGAATGAGATTGGCAAGGCTGTCAAAACCCTGAACGATCAGATTCAAAACGGTTACAGTGTTCTCGGAGAAGTAGATCATCCAGACGATCTAAAGATAAATTTGGACCGTGTAAGTCACATGATTGTTAATATGTGGATGGACGGGCCAAACGGTTATGGCAAATTGAAAATTTTGCCTACACCAATGGGACAACTAATTCGCACCATGTTAGAAAGTGGTGTGAAATTAGGAGTAAGTTCACGCGGATCCGGAAACGTCAAAGATGACGGATCCGGTGAAGTGTCAGATTTTGAGATCATCACAGTAGATATGGTGGCTCAACCTAGTGCTCCTGGCGCATATCCTACACCAATCTATGAACACCTGATGAGCAGTCGTGGTGGTTATAGTGCCTTGCGTATAGCGCAAGAGGTGAAAGGCGATCCTAAAGCACAAAAATATCTCAAAGAGAGTTTATTATCAATAATAAACAAACTCCAATAAAAGGAGAATCACATGTTGGATGCACTAAAAAGTTTATTTGAAAACAATGTGATTTCGGAAGAGATCAAAGAGAGTATTCAAGCGGCGTGGGATTCACGAATCTCAGAAAGCCGTGACGAAATTACTCAGCAGTTACGAGAAGAGTTTGCACAAAAGTATGATCATGACAAAAATGTTATGGTTGACGCTATTGACAGAATGCTTTCTGAACAACTAGCGACAGAAATTAACGAATTTTCAGAAGATCGTAAGCAATTAGCAGAGATGAAAATCAAATATGCTAAGAAAATGCAAGCAGATACAGGTGTTATGAAGGAATTTGTAACACGCCAACTGGCATCTGAAGTTGCAGAGCTTCACGAAGATCAGAAGTTAATGGTTAATAAATTTGGCAAACTAGAACAATTCGTAATTGAAGCTTTGGCTCAAGAAATTACAGAATTTTACAAAGACAAACAAGACTTGGCAGAAACGAAAGTTCGCTTAGTCAGAGAAGGTCGTGAACAAATCAAACAGGTAAAAGAAAAGTTTGTAAAACGTGCCGCAGAGATGGTCGAAAGTGTAGTAACTCAGAACTTAACTTCTGAAATTACTTCATTGAAAGAAGACATCGAAGCAGCTCGTCGCGCAGATTTTGGTCGCAAGTTATTTGAAGCTTTTGCTTCTGAATACAGCACCAGTTATCTAAATGAGAAGTCAGAAACTGCAAAATTGCTCAAAGTCATAGACAAAAAATCATCGCAAATTAACGAAGCACATACTGTTGTAGTTAAGGCGCAAAAAGTAATAGAAAGCAAACAAGCAGAAATTGCGGCTTTGAAAGAAGCCCAAGTACGCAAAGATATCATGAATGAGCTTCTTGCTCCTTTAAGTAAGGAACAAAAAGATATCATGGGTGAATTAATGGAAGGCGTGAAAACTGCAAAGCTCAATGAGAGCTTTGAAAAGTATCTACCGGCTGTCATAGACGGTAAAGCCCCGCAGAAAAAACAGGCACTAGTAGAGGCAAAAGAAGTAACAGGTAATAAAGAAATTACCAACAGCACTCGTAGCAGTGAGAATGACGGCAACATAGTAGACATACGCCGCCTCGCTGGACTTAAAATTTAAGGAGAATTTAAATGTCAGAACTACTATCAAGCCGTTGGGCAGAAACCAAAGAAGCCCTATTAGAAGGCTTACAAGGCACCAAGAGATCTGTGATGGCAAGTACGCTAGAGAACACTCGTAAGTATCTAGCAGAAACAGCATCCGCAGGCTCTACCTCTGCCGGCAACGTCGCAACATTGAACCGCGTGATTCTTCCAGTAATCCGTCGTGTTATGCCAACAGTTATCGCTAACGAGTTGGTAGGTGTACAACCAATGACTGGTCCAGTTGGTCAGATCCATACATTAAGAGTTCGCTACAGCGATACATTTAATGCTGGTAACTCTGGCGCCACAGCTGGTGAAGAAGCTCTAAGCCCATTCAAAATT